TCCTTGGGAACGAAGACCATTCTTCTTCTGAAATTTGTTCTTAACGCCCAAAGATTTCTTACGACCGGTTTTAAAACGAATTGAATCACGGATGACAACCATGATTTAAAAGGGTTTGAGTAGGAAGAGAGATGAAGTTTGATGCTGACTACGAAGAGTCAATACACTTGAGCCTAAGATGACCACAGGCCAAATCCACAAAGTGGATCACCACCTCGGAGGGTGGCTGTGATGGGTTTCCCCATCACATACACAAACGACTCATGAAGAGAAGAGGTTGGAGTGCCTCCTCTCTACCAAAAAATGCATCAAAATTGGCCAGCAACTCAGCAAATGAGGGAATGGTAGAATGGGATTGTCCCGTAGCCATTTCTGCCATATTATCCACCTCAGCGTGGATGGTAGAAATATCGCCATCATCAACATGACAAGTACTTCTGACCAACCTCGGACGAGGTGGGAGGGAGGCTTCATCAGTTGGCCCCTCAGAAATAATCATTTGATAAGGAAAAGTTAGCGGCCTTTTAATCTTCTTCTCTTCCGCAAAGACAGTGTTAATCTTGCGGGATGTCAAACGTCGTGTAGTGTATTTTGGCTTCTCTGACAATGTAGACGCATAAAGATCATGCACCTGTGCATTAGAAAGATCAGATGCCACCCGTACACCACTATCACCAATACGACGATGACCTCTCTCCATAGGTCCTATCCCAACTAACCTGAAGTGTCCTTTCCGCTGTCTGACAGTGGGAACATCGATATTATGGAAGGTTTGCTCCGAGGAAGACATCGAAGTCTTCTTAAATTTACCTAGGTTTGACTGGGTCACTGTTATATGGTTAAATGGACAGGATGGTTCCTCGTCCATCACCTCATTAGTTAGTGACTTCCAGTATTCAAGACATGCACCGGCCAGAAGCCTCTGGAACTCGGTAATGTATACCTCAGGTGAATCCCTCAGACCGGGTGGCAATTCAATACCACACCCACCGAGCTCAAGCGGGACAAAAAGGTTATACTTACCAGGACCGTTATGGTCACCAGTAAGTGTTGCCAAACTATCCTTGAAGTAATGCTTGACTCGATCTAAAGCGCGCTCAGCGTTATTGGCATTTCTCAGAATATGCTCAATCTGTCCTTGCAAAGGCAGATCTTGGACTTGCTGTCTAAGAGCAATCGAGGAAGGCCCGTGAGAGTGCTTCAAAAGCAAACCAACGGAAGGATGGCGAAGCCTGGTGAAATCGGCTCCACCCCTCCAAATCCAAGCCATAGAATTAATGGTAACATAGTTGGTAGAAATATAATTCTTTCCCAAAGAGAGTTCAAAGCCGGCTCGAGCAATCCACTTCTTCCAGATAAGGTAGAACTCATCATTGGACATGAAGCAAATGTCATCTCCATTAACGAGTACCGGAAGCTCATCGAGAGTAAATTCTCGGCCAGCATACTCTTCTAACGCCTGCCAGTAAGCAACCACGTTGATCGCGC